TTATTTAATTCGTAAAATAGCCATACATAAGTTATTTTGCGTCCTGTAATCAGTCAGTTCTCGAAAACCAAACCTCTTATACAAGTCTCTTAATTTATCTACATCTTCATATTCCAAATATGCAAACGAACCACCGGTTAGCTCTTGTGCTTCTAGAATAGTCTGGTAAGCTAATTCTAATAATTTGTATCCTGTTATCTCTTTTGTCTTCAAAGCATCTTCCTTAAAGTTTTTACCTATTTGTCCTATCAAATAACAAGTTAGTTCGATATCCCCAGTCATTTTATCTTTTTTTGAAGCTTTATGCTTTAATTGCCCCTTAATTTTACTCGAATATTTATCCAACTGTCTTTTTGTAAATCTCAGTGAATTTATACCTATTGCATAATAACCAACTAAAACTTTTGCACCTTTATAACTACTATATACTAAATGCGTTTTAGAAAAATCATTTTTATCATAGTAAATCGCTTTATTTTTGAGAAAATCTTCTACTTCATGAGCTTCATTCTTACCAGAAAAATCTTTGGATTCAAATTGATCTAGTAATAATTGAACCTCTTTTTCTGTGAAGTTTCTCAATAATGTCGATAACGAAACAACTTCTAAACTCATTTAACCTTTACTTTACTCATAAAATTTTGTAATTCTTCCGTTGTTTTTAAACGTTGAGCAAAAACATTAGGTCTATTGACTTGGGTATCTTCACTTTTATTCATGGCATTCACTAATTTTTCAGCTGCTTTGTTATTAAATTTATAATCTGTAGTAAAACTTTTTGTAGCCATACTACTCACTTCCTCGTTTTCATCATTTGTCTATCAGGTATACATTGTCTACTTTATCTACCTGTTTAAAATGTATCATGAAAGTATATTTTCGACAATAGATTCGATAAATTTTCTTTAATATCTCTGATTTTACTCTTAAAATAATTTGTTCCTAATAACATAAAAAAGCCCTACGTAATTGTAGGGCAAATATGTATTGAGTGACGGACAAAAAGGGTATCAATTGCCGGGATAAGTATTAAGTTACCAGGCCACTTAACAGGCCATATAGTTCACTCCTACTATATACGTATGTAATTATAACATAAAAAATAGGCAAGTACCGAAGTACCTGCCTACTACTCACGATTTCAACTTGAGAGAGAAATGTTAAATAAAGTATGTAGAAATAATACCACAATTATTTTTTAATGCAAATAAAAAGGCGAATGCATATAATGCACCCGCCTAGAAAAGGCTCACCACAATTTTATATTAACTGATTTCTCCCCATAAGTCACCTAATATCTGATTAGGTGGGGCAGAACCATTCCATGTTCTAATAGGCAAGTAATAACGTTGCCCCTCCCAATTATATCCTACCCAAACATGATCATCTTGTAACATAACCTCATCATAATCACAATACCCGCCCGGTTGGAACTGATAAGCTTCCGGACATGATAAGAATGGCCCTACTTTTCTCACTGTGATTGGTTGATTGCCGTTTGTGAATCTAGCGCTTTCTTCCATGTAGTAGGTACCATAGTTATTACGTTTCCATGCACTCGCAACTGGCTTAACTGTATTACTTGAAGCACTTGAATCATTTGAGACAGTAGCAACCGGTATTTTACCGTCCATATACGCTCTAATTTGCTTAATAAAGTAGTCTTTAAGTTGTAGTCGTTTATCTTCTGGTAATAAACCACGCGTTACTGGGTCAAAACCAGTGTGCAATACTGAGCTTCTATGTGGACATGATGTTGAAGTGAATTCGTTGTGTAATCGGATTGTGTTTCTATTTGCTGGTAAGCTCCATTTTTTCAACAATCTAGCACATTCTTGGAAAGTTGCCTGTTCATTTTTTAAGAACGTAGCATTATCCGCCCCCATTGATTGACACACTTCAATACCATAATAATGTTTATTACCTTCTCGATTTTTTGTATGCCAACCTACTTGTGATTCATCTAAGGCTTGCCACACTGTGTTACCTGATACATAACTATGCGCAATACCCGACTCTAATCTTGATAAAGGTGCGTTAACTAATCCGTTGCGATACGCTTCAGCAGTCGCTCCTTTGCTTCCTGCGTCGTTATGAATAACTATACCTTTAGGATTGCCACCCCGTTTAGGTAGGTTATAACCTTTGACCACATCTTTGATGATTTTAAGTTCTACCGCTTTAGGTTGTGGCTTAGCCGTTTCCTTTTTAGGTGCTTGTGTAGGAGATTGTACTGATCGTGGAGCTGTTTCGCTTTTGAAGTTAGGACGGATAAACCACATAGGGAAGTCGTAAGCGTGTTGGCGTCTTGTAACTTTTTCCCAACCCCAGCCGGGCTGTTCAATACCGTCAGTCCAGCCACCGCCGAGCCAATTCTGCTCATATACAATGATATAATCTAAAGTTGCTTCAATTACCCATGCTACGTGACCATATCCAGCACCGTAGTTGCTACCAAATACAACCATGTCTCCGGGTTGTGCTAAGAAGTCTGGTGTGTTTTGGTATACAGTAGCTAATCCGTCGAAGTTGTTAGCGAACGGAATATCTTTTGCGCCTACACCTTTTAGAAGTAATCCAAACAAAACTTTCCAACCAGCATTGGCATAATCAAAGCATTGAAATCCATACCATAAGTCCGCATTGAATTGTTTTCCCTCAGAAGTTTTCAACCACTCTATAAACTCTTTTTTAGTTAATTTTGCTTGCATTGTCGCCACCTCCATGATGATACTCATTCACGTCAAAACCAACCTCATTAGAAGCGTCTGTAAACGGCTGTGACGTATCATACTCTTTCGGTGCTTTCGTGCTTAATTCCGGCGTTAAGCTAGTATCTTGTGAAGTTTTCCACGTAACTTGTTGTTCTTCTTTATCGCTATCTCTAGGCGCTTGATATGTCTGTGCTATAGATGAATCAGCAACACCTTTTGATGTTGGGTCAGTAATAACACCAATACCTGTAAGTAACGTGAGGATAGCGCCTATAATCGCGCTAGCTTGATTTAATTGAGTTGATAAATCGAATCCTAATAAATCTGTAACTTGCTTGATAAATAGCAATAATGCCCCAATCAATCCCGTTAATACTGCTTTATTTTTAAATCTCAATTTCCAGTTAATATCCATTTGTTTGCTCCTTTTATCCAAAATAAAAAGCTAACCTCGAAAGGTTAGCTTCAAATTAATGTGTTTGCGTATGGTATTTCTGTCGTTCTGTAATTCAATTTGAATTGCCATTCATAACCTGCTTCAATCGTTTCTTCTTTGAATTGTTGGTTATAAATCTTGCCCATGTCTGCGTTTCGGTGCTCTATCCATGTATCGCCTTTTATCGCATTATCGTTAATTCTGTTTGTTTTGATAATGTTTTCAAATTCAAAAGCCGTAATAACATCATTAGCATCGTTACTTAATACATACGATTTAGCTTGCAGTTTTTCGGGCATCTTCTCAATTCTGTATGTTCCACTTACATCCGGTTTGTATGTGTTATTCAATGATGATTTAATTTTGTTAACGTTTTTAGTGAAATATGGCACCATGCCAGCATATGCTGTTTTAACATATGTGTTCTTTAAAAATTTAACGTTGCCGTATATGGAAACTGCGCCGTTTTTAATTGAGTGATTTGTGATGATATTTACTAAATCATTGTTGTCCACTCTACCGTTAACGTTTTGAACTAAACTAACATTTTTGATATCTGTATAAACTCTATCAGTGATAAACGGCAATTCTTTGTTGTCTCCTAATAACTTAGCCTCTTTGTTTTTAAAAGCCGTCGCTATTCCGTTATGTTCTGGCACAAACTGCTCTCCAGTCGAATTGTTAGCATCTCTAATTTGCATTGCGATGTCTTTGTTAGAGTAGCTATAAAGTGATTGAATGACATTTGTAACAACTGGAACTAATTTAAACACGTTGATTGTACCTTTAACATCTTGTGGACGCGCACCACCGAAATATAGCCAACCTCTAGGAGACGAAACCGGATAGCTAGGGTCTTGACCTTTGTATACTAATTTCAGTGTATGTTTTTTATAATCTAAGTTATCGAAAAGTAGTTGCTCGTTATCAACTTTATTGGTACTGCTATACGTAGAAATCGTTTTTCTCTGTTCGTTAATTGTTCCCTCATCAAGTATCGCTTCCCAAATACCGCCAACGTTATTGCAATAAGATGTGAAATTGATTTTATCCGCAATAACTGTTCCTTTGAGTGTTGCACCTACAGTAGTTGCATAGTAGTTTGGTGCATAAGAAGTATTGAACATACTACTATCAACCATTTCTAAATTTTGGTACCCGATCGATTTGTTTTCGTTGGTGTAGTCTCCTATTTCCGACTCTCTGAAAATGATATAGTCATCTTTTTGATTTTTATTGAACCAAACTCTTAAAGCTCGACTACTACTTATTGGTTGCACTACATGGAATGTTTGAGATGGTGCATGCACAACGCTTACTGTCATATCGCCTTTAGTTGTAGACAACTTGTTAATCTCTTCGATAAAATTCGGTTGCAAAGGTAAATTGACAACATCTTTTAAATTAGCGAAGTTACCTATTGCATTAGTTAAATCAGCACTAACTCCTGGAATTCCTTGCGCACCTCGTTCGCCCGCTTCTCCTTTTTCTCCGCGCTCTCCACGCTCGCCCTTAAACTTGTCTGCATTGTCAGCGATGTATTGCTTAGCAGTTGTGTTTAATGTTTCTTTGAAGTCGTCTCCTAGTAACTCACTAGCGTTTGTACGGATAATTCTTTTTACAGTGTCCTCAACTAATGTGATAGATACTTCTTTTTGCACTGCGTCGTCTATACCGCTATCGATAATGTAGAAATGGAAGTTTGCGACGTGTATTCTTTCGTGGTCATTCTCTAGAAATAACTTACAACGCACCATACCGACGTGTTTAATAACGTTTTTGGGTATCTTGTAGGTAAGGAACCCTTTTACATTATCGTCGATTAAAACGGGCTCATTTTTGAATATAGAACCATCTTCTGTGAACAGATGTAACTTAGGTGTCAAATTACTTTCTTTGAAGTTGATTCTGCCTTTTTCATCATTGATTCCGATTCTGACATAAGCTGTGTTTTCGTCTTCTGTGTAGAAACGACAACCGATGTCGCCGATATCAACAGTTTTGTTATTTATTCGCGTTTCAATGTCTTTTATTTTGTACATTTACACACCTCTTTATTTATATTTATCCCTTGTGAAGTAGATACCTTTTAAGCCGATTTGTTTATATAGCTTAGCGATTGTACTTGCTTGGTGTTGGCACCACTCTATAGCAGTAGCATATTGATGTGTAGCTGGATTCTTAGGATTCCATCTGATTCGGTACAGTGTATTCTGTCCTTTGTCGATGTAATCCTTTCTTACGAAGCTAGCACCGCCCATGATTGCTTTTGCTGGAGATGTCCAACCTTTATTCTTAGCAAACGTCATTGCGTAGTTAGGATTGTTGTCGTAAGCACCAATGCCAAAGTAGTTGTATGCACCGTATCTACCACTAGCGAAGTTACTTGTTCCGTATCCACTTTCTAAGAAAGCGTGCGCGATCAAATATATTTCGTTAATATTGTGTTTTTTACAAGCTTCTGCGAATGCTTTACCTTGTCCATCGAGCGTTCCTTTTCCTTTGAGTATCTTATTAAGCGAACTAACTGAAACGCCCTGATACTTACCTAAGTTAAGCATTTGGTAGCATTGCGTGTTACTTTCCCATATTCGCTTAACATTCATTGCTGAGCTCGTTTGTGCTCGTGTAGCGTTAGCCCAACCCCATGTGTGCGATTTCTGAGGGTTACCCCTAGACATTTGTCTATCCAGTGCTTGCTGGAATGTGAACGGGCTTGTTTCAGTAACGATGTTTGGTTTTTCGTCTGACGGAGTGGGGCCTCTTGTTGATGCACTGTCGACCGATGTTTTATCACTAATTCGTATCGTTGTTTTTGTCGTTACTTCTTTTATATTTTCTCGTGTCAATATATCTCGTTTAATGTATGTCTCAAGCATTTTCTTTTTAACTTGCTCGTACTTTGCGTTATCCGGTATACCTTGCTTAATCAAGTCGTAATTAATTAAATCTTTCATACTACGCCAAATATTAGGGTCTACCTTTAACGTCGTTTCAGATAATTTTTTATCAATCCCTGACAACAGCCAAACACCACGTATTAACGCTTGTATTTGGTTCAATAAGAATTGTCGTTTGCTATCTGTTTGACCGCCACATACTTCAATAACTAACCAGTTAGGATAACGCGGGTCGTCAAAGCCAGTCGGTCTCACTTGCCACGTCGCCTCTCTATCGACATATAAATGTGGTATCTCGTAATCACTAATAAATTTATTCCTTTGTGTATATAATTCATCAACAGAACGCATGTGTGTTGATTCCTTAATGTATAAACCTTGAATGTCTGAGCGTTCTTCTCCCCAAACAACTATATGGTCTATAAAGTGCTCTTCTTTATCTAAAACATTGCTATAAGCAGTGTATTTAACTGTTTTAACTTCTTTGAATTGCGGTTTCTTCGCTTCTCCAGTAATTGTTGAGTCATCAGCTTTTGATGCTGAACTTGTATCAGTATTGCTAGGTTTGCTAGTATCTTTTGAGTATGGAGGTCTGACAAATCCTGTAACGCTTGCATATCCATGTCTAATTAACGCACCAGGCGAACCCGTCCAACTATTAGAGTTAACCCAGTTTTGGTCAACACTGTAGAAATAACTTTTATTAGATGGCCCTACTACTATTGCAGTGTGTCCGTCTGAACCTATTCCATTGCCAGGGTGCCAAACTGCCATGTCTCCGGGCTCTGGTACAAATCCAGATGTATAACGATAGAATCGGAAACCCTTAGGATATCTATAATTAGCCATATCCTTAGCATTGCCCCAAGTTACAAAACCCCAATACCTTTTAAAAATAAAGTTTGGTGTATCCCAACATTGACTACCTCTATAACCGTCAATATTAATCCTTTTGCCTATATTAGACTTTGCCCATTCAGCTACTTCACTAGCTGTAGGTTTTCGAGTCTTTGGATTAGGTAATCCCATGTATGCACCTCATTTCAATCAAAATAAAAAGCCAGTGCCGAAGCACTGACCTTTAAAAATTATTTACATTTTCCAAACCAAAAGCATGACCAAAAACTATAACCTAATAAACCTTTTAGCATAGTTAACACCTCCTTTAAATACCAAAAACAGTTCTTAAAATCGCGATGATTAATGACCCTAAAATAGTGCCTATAAGTCCCATAACCCACGTTTTTAAATCTTTGATATTTTTAGCGTTCTTTTCTTTCATTTCTTTGTCTAATTCTCTTTCTCGCTTCATCTCGTCGAGCGTTCTATCTAGTTTATCGCTTACTTTTTCTTGAGCTTTTTGACCATGTTCAATTTTGTCTAACTTCTCAAACATTGTTTTGTCATTATCTTCAAGTCTTTGTATACGCCAATTTTGCTCATAAAAGCGTTTGTTAAAAAGCCCAAACATTCATACACCCACTTTATTCAAATTTAAAAGCCACAAGCATTACACCTGTGACTCACTTGTTTTTGGCTCTGGATATTTTTCTCCAGTGATTAAAGCGTATTCTTCTTTGTCTATAACTTCCATATCTACAAACCATGCAATATCTTCTTTAGTATATATTTTACATTGATACCATATTTTAATATCTTCGAATGTTGGTGAAATTAATTTAAGCATTTTCAGCCTCCCCTTTAGCTTCTTCTAATTTTTTATTGAGTTCCACAATTTGCTTTGCCATTAATGCATTTTGTTTATTTGCTTGCATTGATAACATTGTGCTTTGAACAACTTGTTTCTGCATACTCGCAACCATTCTGCGAAGTTCCTCATCACTTAAATCTGACGTGTTTTGTTGGCTTGATGCATTAGTTGAATCTTCTTTTTCGAAATTGCTATTGTATTTAATTTCGCCGTTAGTGAAAACAAACTTTCTAGGTTCAAACTCTTCTTTGAATTTGATAGGCACATTGTTATCGTCTACATCTAAACTATTGCGTAAACCGCCAGTATTAACGTATCCGATAACCTCGTTTTTATCGTTCACTGTGATTTTCATTACTTCCACCCCACAATTTTATTTATTGTAACTTTATTAGCGTTGGCTCCAGAGCCTGACGTTTTTCCTAGATCCCAATACACATCGTTATCGATTTTTAACGTCGTACTACTTTCTTTAGTTATTAAGCATTCATAATTACCACCACCGTTACCGTCTGAGTCAACCACATTCGTTTTACTTAACTGAATCGCATTCGGTATAGAGGTTAAACCGAATGTTTCAATCACACCACCCGGATAAGTTCCACTAATGAACAAAATTGCGTAATTTGTATAAGCTTCGGTTAGATTAATCCTTGTACCTACACCGTTTGCAGCGCCGTCAAATAGCACAGCTGTTTTATGTTCGTTAGGTGTAGCCCATTGTGAATCTAACTGACCATTTGTGATTGATCGTGTATAGACTTTTTTAGAGTTTGCAGGCGTAAAATTGAAAAATTTGTTTGTTTCATCTTTAACAAATACTGATAAGTAGCCTTCATAACTTTCAACGCTACTTGGTAAATCCGGCACTCTTGTTGCATAGTAATTACCTGCAGTTAGATAACCCAAATCGCCTTGCGCATTGTTTAAGTTAACTTGAATTGATTGACCGTTAGGCTCAGTTAACTTATGTTGTTGCCAGCTAGTTGTTCCGATTTTATCATCTACATACTGCTTAGCTTGATTTAAAGTGTTGTTAGACGTTTCTTCAACAAATTGCTTAGTTAAATCGCCGTCATTCTTTTTATAAAACGGGTACCATGTGCCACCAATTTTATATTTTGTATATTCATCATTTGAATCATCTGGATACCATGTTGCACGTGCCGTAACATCATCAACAACATAGACAACTAACACGCCCGACTTTCCTAAGGTGTTAGGAGCTACCGGAATATCTGAACCATCGTCGACGCCATCTTCTTTAGGTGTGTCGACAGTTCCTATATCTTCAAACGAGGGCGCGTCTGTTGCGCTAGTGATATGAATAATCCTAGATGTGTTAACTGCGCTTAAAACGCTATCTATGGACTGCTCAGACGATTCAATTGCTTTACCGTAATCATCAGTAATTTTAGACTTTTGCCAATTAACTGTTGAGTTGCCTTTGACAAGGTCAGCGCCACTGATTTGCTTTTCAACCTCACTCAATCTTTTGTAGATCGCTTGCTCCTTATCAACAATTTTCTGGAACTCACTATTTATATATTGAACGGCTTTGTCTTGTGTTGTTGTAATCATCTGTACCGCTTCATTTTGTTTGATTTCTAATCTTTGAATACCTTGATTGATACGGCTATCAATTTCGCTAACTAGAGACTTAGTGTCGTTCAAACTTTTCTTTAAGTCTTCAACTTCTTCTTTAATACTTTCTGTTAAGTCCTGAATTGACTTAATATAAACTAGCTTTGTTTTACCGTCAAAATTACTAATTAAATCATTCTCGATATTGAAGCTAAATTGACGCTCTACAATAACGTTATTGCTACCGTTTTGAGTAAAATATGCTTGCGCATGTACGCGTCCAGTGTATTTTAAAAACTCGTTAGGGATAACATATTGCATTCGTCCGTTAATTGCATCAACAATTGTAAGTTCATCACTAATATAAGCGCCGTGTTCATCGTCGAAGTTATCCGTCTTAAGCACAATACTAGTCATCGCATTATATTTGCTGATTGATAACGGTTTATTATTCTTAGTTACTGCAAAATTTAAAACACCAGTTCCTCTATCTGATTCATAGAAACTGATGTTTGTGTCAATAACCGGATTATATTGTGATGTTGTTTGTAACTCGATTAAGTTATCATCTTTCGAAAAGTTATCTACTGCCATTATGCGACCTCCTTACCTTCAAATAAACTCCACTTACTTGTGCCACCAGAGCCGAAGTTTCTAACTAAGAATTGATGCGCAGATGCAAAGTTATTACGTCTTAGCACTTGCGTTGTGTTTCCTGGTGTATTTGATTTTACCTCTAACACCCAACCTGCAATTCCTTTATAGTCTTTAGGAAAATCGGTAAAACGTTTTGATTCTTCGGCAGTGATATAGAAGTCTAAGCCGACGATTTTTAAGTCGGATAACTTTGTAATACTCTTAGGTATATGCTCCCAATATCCAGCACTTTGTGGGTTAAAGTTCCACGAACCATTGTTTTTCTTGTTAAATATGTCAATAACACGCTCAAATTTAAGCATATTTCTACCTGTACTATTTCTAGTAAGCACTTGTCTTAAAGCGCCGTTATAGTGACCAGGCAATACATCGAAGAACCAACCTGCATCCCTAAATTCTTTAGGCAACGGAAAGTCTAACGCATTTTGCGTATCTTGAGAATATAAGTAATAGTTACCAACTTCTGTTACTTCACTTAGATACGCTGGGTTTTGCACCGGTAATGGTTTAACACGTCCACCTGAATCAGTCATCGATACTTGAGGTGCAATGTTCTTTAAGAATTGGTTTACACCTCTTTGACCGATAGAATAAATTGAGTGATGTCTGTTGTTACCTGGTCCAATAGTTACCCCGATTAAAAGCGCTTTGCGTCCTGTTTCTAGATCGTAATACATATCGAGACCCTCAGCTTCTTGGAAATCTCCCTTAAAGTTGTTATTCACACCGCCTATATCGATACGACGTTTAAATAACAATTCTTTCGTTTTGATATCGAAGCCTTGTAAGTAATTAGGGTTAGCTGGATTTGAGTCGCCAGTGTACCAGTATAAGACACCTGCATCATACGCAATCCCCTGCATAGGTTGCGTTAATGAAGAATATTCCATTGGTATATCCATTTGATACAAAACTTTGTCTATACCTTTGTCGATATCGTCAGCACTTCTAACTTCAATGAAATTCAATGAATTCTTAGCTTGTTGTTCAGAAGCTTTATATTCACGTCTGAAAATCATTAAGTTTTCTACTGGATTATAAATTGCTGACGTATATCTATCGTTAAATACGTTTGGCATGACGTCTTGCATTTCGTTGCCATACGTCATTTCTCCACTTCTATATTTAAAGCGTACAAACTTGTTATTGTTGTTACCGTCTAAAACCGCTGAATAAATCCATAACTCATTGCCGATATATCTATAGGCGTTGTGTGTGCCGTGACCACCATTTTTAACAAGCAATCTATCAATAAATTGTCCGTTAGGCTTCAATCTAGACAACATGTAATGATTGCCTGGACGCGCTTGTGTCATATAAATAATTTTTGTTCTAGGGTCTACCCAAAATGATTGCATTACTGCGTTAGTATATGGCGATAAATCTGTGATGAATTCCGGTTCTTGTTCTTTTGGTTCGAATCGGTATTCTGTAGCTCTATACTCTTTGTAATTATCATCAACTGACTTTTTAACTGTTTTAGTGAATTCGTCTAACGTTGCATAATCATGATACAAACGATCTTGTAATGTTGGGTGCGCGTATCCTGTATTATCAACACGTGCATCTTTTACCTCGTTGATTCCGTCGCCGTTATGACCTAGTACCATGTTGCTAAATCGACCGTTTAAATAAGCTAAAAAGTCTGAGACACTACCATTCAAATATTTAATTTGGTTAGCTGTGTGCGCGTATATTTCTTCTTTTTGATGATATATAAACATCTTTTCAAGTTTACTCATTCCATTATCAAGTAATCGATAGTTGTACTCATGCTGAGCAACTACTTTTTCGCCAGTGATAGAATGCAAACTTGTTATTAATCCGTAAGCCATTGGTTGCCTCCTTTAGTCGTAAAAACTGTAATAATCCTTGATTAATTCGTACATAATAACCTCGTGACCTTTTTCGTTAGGGTGTAAGCCGTCCTCCATGCTCGCTTTCCTAAAAGCTGGATTGTATGGCTTAAAGTAATCTGTGTGATATGCGTCAAACACTGGCACATCTAACTCACTACAAGCTAATATTTGAGCGTTTACATAGTCCTCAAGTGTTAACCCTAGTTTGTTTTTGTCAGTGTCTTTACGGCGTATCGTTGTACCACTCATAGGGCATTGCCTTGTAGCTGTCATCACTAGTATTTTTGAATCCGGATTATTCTTTCTAATAACTTCAATTGCAGAACAAAAGGCACCGTAAAACGTTTTAGTGTCCGTTTTATCAGTGCCTATCGGTACGCCTGCCCAATAATCATGCAACCAGTCATCATCTGTACCTTGTAATATTATTAGGTCGCCTCTTATTTGCTCTGCTTGCCTATAAATGCTGTTTTCTACCGCTTCTTTACCTATTGGAACTGTTGCCATTGTTGCGCCACCTCTTGCAAGGTTGGTCGTTTTAGCTTTTAACTTCTTGCCTAACATTTCTGTGAAATTAGTTTTCGCGTGCGACCCTCTAGCTACGGAATCGCCAATCGTTCCAATAGATTTGATATTTCTTATACTTGATTGACTCGTAAAGTCGTACATAATCGTGCCATTCGCAGTTGTAACTGTTTTAGTACTCATCTTGTCGACTTTTGCGTTTATTTTTTCATTCTGCTTAACTAATTCATTATTTATAGATAAACTAGCGTTAACTTTAGCGTTTAGTTCTCTCAAGTACTTAGCTGGGTCTGACTTAGTTGTTTTTACATTCTTAACATAGTTCGTAGCTTCATGGATAGCTTTTCTATATCTGTCGCGCATTGTAAAATCGCCTAATACTACATCTTGTTTAATGATGTTGTTATATGCATCTCTATGTGTAGTAATCTCGACTATTCTTACTAAGTCGTTATAGTCTATAGTTGGTTCGGCCACTCTTACGACATCGCCAATTCTAGGATTAGCCTCTGGAAAATGCTCAGGCTGTGCTACGAAGTCCAAAGAAATAGAAGCAGTGACACTTTTCTTTATCACTAGCTCCATTGATTTTTTTAAAACATCTTCTTTTTTTATACGTCCATCTATTAACGGAGGCGCTTCCCTTTTCCCAATCAGTTGTGCTAATGGGTGTGTGAATTCGAATTGTAATCCAGCCTCTGTATAAGTTTGTTGACCGTCAAAGTCGCCATAGCCTCTTATATATGTGTAGCATTTAGAAGCGTCTTCTTGAATTTTGACATTATCAGCATTTACACCTGATTTGATGTAGTAACCTGCTACTTTAGATAATTCATCGTACAAGTGAAACGTCTTAGTTTTAGCTTCATATTCATATTCGAGATGATAACGTTCAAGCCCTTTTTTGAATATCTCAAGCCTTGTGTCTCCCTTACCTAATCCCTCGAATTTTGACGCGTCAACCTTAGTATGCAATACGTACTTATAACTAGTTCCTTTAAATACAGTGTTAAAAAATTCTACGCCTGTGAAACTTTCGTTATATTCTTGGTAAATCCTAGAATTGTTTAGATCATCTAATTCTTTTTGTCTCGCTTTGATACTAAGTTTGATTTTGTTTCCGATTGTTGATTTATCAAGCATTACTATTACATATTCGTTGAGGTCATCTTCCCCCTTTATATTTGTGATAGTCCACATCTTTGTAATAGCGCCGATTGCGTCGAAAGTGCTGGCATTTTCTATCATATCAATGTCTAACGTGCTATCTTCATTCAATTTTTCGTTTAACTTTGTATTAACATGAATCGCATGACCGACGCCTTGCAAACTTTTTAATAATACCGGCATATGCTACTCCTTATCTGTAATATAATTTGTGTCTAAAGACTATCTTTTTCATAAGTCTGTTGGCTTTAAAATGATTCCAACCGGGATACAACACCGGTTGTTCTAACGTCTTGTTGTATAGGTCAATATTTAAATTTCCTCTATATGTGTGCTTGTTATCAAAAATGATTTTATCGCCTGCTTTTAAATCGACACCTTTAATTACTGAGATGTTTCCTTTATCCATATAGAAAGTGAAACCGTCTTTATCATCAGATTTAACATCTTCGGCTAATTCAATTTCAACTACATTGAATTGGTTGAACTGTGTTAATGCTACATCTCCGTTGTAATAAACATCTCCAGAACTCGTATTATAGAATGTCATTTGTCTACTTCTATCATTTTCATTTAGTGCTATTCTGTCCGGAACTGACCATTTTTCTAAATCGTTATCACTTTCCAAATCAGTGCTATAGCCGATACTTTCAAAGAACGGCAATTCTGTCGTCTCAAAGGTCAACGTGATTTCTCCTGATGTCTTAGTTGTGTCAAAAGACACTTCGCTAACTAATCCAACGAATAGTTGTCTACCGTCAACATAATCTAATTCAAATTCTTGTTCTAATGGCTCGAACATATTTTCAAATTTGATAGTGTTATCCGGCGTTGCCAATTCTCTTAGGTAAAAGCGACCATAAAACAATGTTTGAATGTCTGATTTAAGATGTGAGGCATAAGCAATTTTAGGTACTTCATACCTCAATCTTAATTCAACTTTTTTATATTCTTCTTTAGCGTAATTGTGGAAACGTCCATCAACACCATCTAAAGGCGAATAATTCCTTTTGTAACCCGAACCGATAACATTGTAATCAAGCACTCTTAAGTGTTTGTAAGTGTGAGGATTGTCACTGACTCGGTACTTCACACCATTTTTAATAATTTCTACATCATGGACTATCAATAAACAAACCTCCCTTACATTAAGTTGAAACTACCATCTTTTGCATCCATATCGTCAATGTGAGATTTAATCATGTTTAGATCACCCTCGTTTCTAACAGTTATATTAACGATAGGCCTGTTATTTTCTTTCATGCTATGTTGCACATCGTTTGTCATATGACCGTCAACGCTTGGTGTTAAACTGTCGTTGAATCCATCTGTCAGCGTTGAGCCTAACTCGCTAGTGAACGTTTTACCGAAGCTAGTAGCCATTACTTTAGCTTGTGATACCGCTAAACCTTTACCTAAACCACTACCTCCACCATGTCCACTTACGAATGAAGTTACTGAGTCCCAAGCTGATGAAATCGCATCGCCTACCGCACTTACTACTTTGTGCGCGGCGTTAGCTACACCCTCAGCTACTTTGCCTATTAATTCTGCTCCGGCATTTAAAAAATCGCTGAAAAAGCTTTTAATCTTATCAAGCGCGTTTTTCATGCCGTCGCCTACATTTGAGACAACTCTTTTAAATCCATCAGCCACTTTACTTGCGAAACTTGTAACAGTATTCCAAATATTAGAAACCCATTCAGAACCTTTTGTGATAATAAAGTTTAGTGCTTGTCCCATTTTTTCAGCTACACTCGAAGCAACTCGACTGAACCAACTTGTAACAGTGTTCCAAATACTGCTAACAAAATTAGTGATTGTACTCCATATCTGTGACCAACTTGTACCAAACATAGAAAGTGTTCGATTCATTACGCCAGTTAAAAAGCCGATAATTGACTCCCAAACTGATTGCATGTATTGCCAAATCGTATCAAGTACATTGGTAACCGTAGTTTTAATAGTCTCCCAAGCACCCGAGAAGTCGCCAGTAAGCAACTGAATTAAAGCAGTGAATAAACCTACTATGATTTGGACTGCTACGGATATCAGTGTTCCTATGGCTTGGAACGCAATTGTAATTAACGTCCACAAACCTTGTATGATATTCATAACATTTGTAATAATGCCTATTACCAAAACACCTAAGACTTGCATGAATATTTGTCCTAATACTTGCAATATAGGCATTATCGGTTGTAATGTTGATTGGATTTTGCCCCACAATTCAGTTAACCATCCAACTACACCTTGAATCGCACCAGAAACTGCCGTTTTAACGCCGTTCCATGCTTCAGTAATAGTATTTCTGAAATTCTCGTTTGTTTTCCATAAATAAATTAGAACTCCAATGAATGCACCAATTACTGCAACAACTGCTAAAATAGGTGCTGAAATCGAACCGAATACACCTGTTAATGCTGACATAGCTCCAGTAACTAGACTTGATGTTCTAACAAAGCTTAAAATTTGTTTGATAACTCCAAATAAACTCAAACCAAACACGTTTGTAAGCACACTACTTATAGCAACAATTGGAGCCATTAAAGCCCAAAATGCACCGCCTAAAATACCCATAACACCAACAATCTGCGCTACTGCTGGATGTGTTTCAAACAACTTAGCAATGAAACCAGCTAAATTAGTGATGAAATCTAACAACTTACTAGCTATAGGAGCCATTGCAGTACCAAAAGCAACTAATGCTTTTATGATGTTACCGATTAATTGCATAATAGTAGGACCATTCTCTTGAACGTAGCTGATAAAGTCTTTAAATCCTTGTGATTGCCCTACTTGTTCAGACCACGCTCTAAATTGAGAAGTCAATTTAACTAACCAATCAAAAATATTAGAACTGTTTTGAGCAAAAGCAATCATTAAATTACCAATACCAGCAAATACATTGCCAAATATCTGGCCAATCTTAGGTAAGTTAGTGGTAGTATAGTCAATAAACGCTTTAATAGCATTCTGACCAGCTACACTATTAGCCCAATTTTGGAAAGCTATAGACATGTTCTGTAATCCTTGAGACACGAATTTGAACAATGGCATTAATTGAGTGAAAATGTTAACTAATCCGTCGCCAAATCGTCCTGCGGCGTTCAATAAATCTCCGAAGATTGCGCCACCTATGCTATTCAATGCTTCAAATGCTTTCTTAGCCGTTTCAGAATGTTTAACCCAATCCTCAAACTTGCGTGCATTCGCTTCGACCAGCATAGATACTTCGGATAAGAAAGGTTTTAATTGCGACATCGCACTTGTAACGCCTCTGATACCTGCTGACATCGCATTAAAGATACTTGCTTGATTCTCTTTTACAATGCCTTGCCATGTAGTTTTTAACTGATCGCTCGCATCTCTAAAGTTTTGAACTTCTTTTGTTACTGCTAATGTTCCATCTTTTACCATTTTTAGTGCAGTAATAGCCATTGCACCGAAGCCAACCGCTCCAACACCAGCTACAGAGAACGCGCCAGCTAACCCAATGACGCCACCACCTAATACACCAACGGCATTAAGCACTGCCATAATAGCTGGAACTAATCCAGCGATTACTGGTATTAAAGCTTGTATACTAGCAATCATTAAACCTTTGACTTGTTGCGCGAAGATAGTACCGAAAGTTCGGATTTTAGTAGCTAAGGCGTCCATTTTCTCGCCGTAATCTTTCAATGAGTTGTTAAGTTTACCCCAAATATCACTTGTTCCATTTACTTCTTTTCTCATAATCTGACCAATTCTTCCGAAAGAACGTTTAACTGCTCCTTCGACTTCATTGAATTCTTTTGTGAATTTATTTCCTAATTTCCATCTGCTGGAATCAATATCAAAACTATGCCTGCTAAGATCTATTAAATCTTCTTTAAACCCTTTAACCGCCATTTTAGCGGGATTTGCATCTAAATCCAACTTAACAACATGTTTTCTCCAAGCTTCGACAGTAGCTTTAGTTGCATTATATTTGGCCATTAATTCAGTGTTACTTAGTTTCAAATCTACTTTATGTTGTTTAAATCGCTCTACTTGAGCTTTAGCGCGTTCTAAATTCGCTTTATACTCATCTGTTTTCATGAATAATTTAACAGAATGCCCTCGCCAACGTTGAGCCATCGATTTAGCTCGCGTTAGTTCTCTTTGGTAGTCTCTTATGTTTGCTGTAACTTCAGTCTTGATTTCGTCCGGTATATCAGTCTTAGCCATACGTTGCGCAGTTCTCATATTCCTTTTGAAATCACTGATTATAGCTGTAATACGAGCCAGAAAATTCTTTTCCATGCCTAACCTCCTTTATGACTTGTTTTTAAGCTGTTAAGGAACTTGCGAGTCCCTTGTTTTTGTATTTCTCTTTTACGTTTGTTTTTAGCTAACTCACGTTGTTTCATTCTTTCGTACTCGTCTTCTTGACCACGAATAATATAATGTTCTCTTTCGTTCTGCCTAACAAAACGTTTTAGTGATTTACCAGCTTGAGCAACTGCATTATATTGAGCGCCGTACAACGCGATGTCTCTTTGGTCAATTAATGCTTGTCTAGCGCCAATAATCCAGTCATTCCATTCGGCAGGTAGCATGCTCATTAGCTCGTCATTACTCATATAACCTATGTAACGACTTGTCATCTGCCTTATTTCCGAATAGTCTAATAAGGTGCTACGGTCATGATTTCTTTGTAGTTGTTCTTCATCATCTCTATACCAGCTTTCGCGCCCTCTTTCTCGTCTTCTTTGGCTAACGATGGCGCTTGGTTCATCTGTGTCCAGAATAGACGTGATTTCTGCTTGAAAAAACCGCTATTATTCATTACGTCTAACGAACCTTGTAAAAGATTTAACGTGTCGTTTTCTCTTTCGATGATTTCCATGATTTCCGCTTCAATATCTTCTCTTTTTGGTGCACTTTTACCTAGATAAGCAGTTGCGCATTCCCAAAAGTCTACAATTGCCACTGTGTCACGTTCTAATAAAGCATTATAAACATTAGTAAATCCTGAAATCGTTTGTTTTCTACCTTTATTATCTTCTTGTTCAGTTGCAAACTTTTTAGCAGTTTTATCAAACATAAATGTTGCTTTTGCTTTCACTTCTTCATTGTTAATTGTTAATGATGTAATTGGATTAAAAGTTGTTTCAGTCATATTAAATACCTCGTTTATCGTTATTTTGTACAAAAAAATAGAGGGCTAATGCCCTCGTTAATTACATACTTAAATCGCTACTGCCAGCAGTTGTTTTTTTAGTTCGGTTTTCATAACTATCTTCGTAAGCGTTCATGTCTTCGAATTCAACAACTGGAGCCAATGCGCTAGGGTTAAGCCATTCTTTTGGTAAATCATTGATTGTCCCGTCTGCACTATTGAACTTAACTTTCGCTGTGATTTCGATTTTGTTATCTTCATCATCGAATGACCATTCGTGCTCTTCGATAACTACATATGCGAATACACCGTGATGTTTGCCATCACGTTTTTTCGTTTCCCAAATCCAAACACGTAACTGTTTGAATTGCTTAACTGATTCTTTTAATGCTAATTGACCTTTATCTCCTGGAACGACATCAAGCGTCAACTTGATTTCTTCTTCGACAGAGTTACGGCTATAATCTTTCTTACCGCCTTGAATGATTTCAGCAAGGTCATTACTGATAGTGTGTCCACCCTCTGCCAAACTACCTAAAAGCGTTGCTTCTTCGATAGTTAGCTTCTTAGCTAAATCTTTATCAGCGATTTGGAGAGCGACAATATATTTATCCTGCGCCATTCGTTACACTCCTTTGTAATGTGTTATGTCTGTATTTAAAAACAAGCCGAATGATACCGTGTTTAGTGTACTGATCTATATCAGTAATAACCTCTTGTGTATCAATTCGACTTTTAATGAATGAATAATAATCAATTTCTATTTCGTTATTTAAAACGAAGCCTAAAAATTGAATTATTTGTGATGCCTCATCTCTATTACGTGCTTGACTATAAACATGCAACGTGATGCCGACATCTTCGACCATGCTCGTGGTCGTTTCTTTGTTAGTGACGTTTGTTTCACCCACAACGATATATGGGTAAACAGCGTCTTTCTGAACGCAATCAAAAACCCTACCGTCCAATTGTTTTTGGATAATAGGGTTACTTTTTAATTTGTTATATACTTTGTTAAATAAGTACCGTTCAACTGATACCCACATATCTTAACCACCTCATGAAAAATACTTATTAAAGAATGCTCGTCCAGCGTCTATTGCCGGCTCCCAAAAAGGTTGAGCATGTTGCCCTTTAGTAGTGTACCACTTACCGTTCGCATCTTTGTACGACCACGGTATCTTTTTCGCTCTACTACCTCCGGCGCCTGTTGCATATATACCAGTACCATAATTGACATATATTGCGTATTCACTACCAATATTGATAACACCAGTAAAACCGCCGTCTTTAAAGTCCATTGTTACACTTTCTCTAAGATATCCGGTATCAACTGGCATTAATGAAATGATTGTATTGTGAATCTTAGCAGTTGTCTTTGCTATACCTCGTTTGACCCATCGTTCCATGTCTCGCTCGTAATTTTCCAACTCTTTTACTAAGTCCCAATTACCATACTTAACCTTTGCCAATAGGTCGCATCCTCAATCTAGTTAAATTGATTTCATGTTGTCCGCCTTGGTCGACCGGTTCGCCTACAACTTCGTACGTTTTACCCTCGTAATTAAATAAAGTTTTGTTTGTTATTGGTATGTGGTACGGCGTATATAGGTTTCGGTCGAAATCTTTGCTCATCTGATGAAATTTGAGTGTCTCACTTGATGTAGGTGTATCCATAAATCCTTTAATTGTTTCGTTACTTTTAAAACGCTCATATTCTTTGGGGTGTGTTCCTACAACTTCAACCTCTCCAATTTCAATTGTGTGCGGAAACTCATCAAACGGATTAAACATATCGCTTACCCCAACTTAACTTACGATAAGGTAATAAATATGCATAAGCACTACTAGGTATGTCAGTTACATAGGTATAACTCACAGTGCCCATCGTGCGCGCTGAGATATTGCCGGTTGTACCAAACTTGATACATTCAGCAATAAACTTCTTAACACCCGACGGCACTGCTTTGTCATCAAACTTCTGATTACAATAATCTTCTGCAACGCTTTTATATTCTTCAATAAGATACTCGATTTGCTCATCGTTAGACGAATCATTGAGTGAAAGTCCATTAATCATTTTGACGTCTTTTGCGTCCATTACTTAACACCCTCTAAAACTTTGATAAGCTCATCTTTTTTCATATCACTATAGCCTTTAATTTCACGCTTTTTAGCAAGTTCTTTTAATTCTGCTACTTTCATATCAGATAAACTTTTTTGCTCGTCAGCGTTCGCCTCAGGCTCTTCTGTTTGTTCGTCTTCAACCAGTTTGATAGCGATTAAATTACGGCGGTTGTTTGTTGTAGATAATTCAGTGAATCGTTCTTCTGATACTTCTAACCCATCGCGTGGGTAAACGTCTCCCACTTGATATTCATGTCCGTTGTCTTGTGCATCTTCAAAACGTTCGATTACTTTATACATACGTCACTACCTCCTATTACATTTCTAAGCTTCCAGAACCTTTAGTGATTTTCACTGCTTTAGATTCATCATATAAATAAGCTACATAGTGCTTATCACTGTATAATGCAGTTGTTTTTGTTGATGCGTCACGCGCTACTTCTAAGAAGAAATCACGTTTCAAGATTAATTTAACTGCACCTTTTTTAGCTAAAATAGCCGTGCCAGCTTCTAACTTATTAGAACGTACAATGATAGCGCCTAAAGCTTCGCCAAACGCGCCTTTAACGATGATGTCATCGCCTAATTCGGTTGCGCGTGTAAAGTTAGTTGATGCATCTCCACGTAATTTACCAGCATCAAGTGGATTGATAAATAAAACCATTGGTTCTAAGTCTTCGTCGTTAAATTTGTCGATTGCTGATTGTAAGCCGTTTAATTTAGTTATGTCCGCATCAACAGTAAGTTTAGCTCCCATTAAAGCCTCTAATACGTCATTATCAACTTTATTAGCGTGTGCTAAACCGTGTTGACGTACTTGTTCGCCTTGAGGGTCTCCGTAACCACTTAATAAAGCCTCATCTGTGATAGATGTACCTTTAGCGATTTTACGGATTTTAGCCTCACGTTTTTTCGTTTCTAAGATGTCAGTCGGGATTTTTTCTCCCTCTGCAACTACTTGTGCATCTCCGCTATAAACGAATGCTGGGAATGTCAAAGTGTCTCCCGGTTGTCCTTGTAATGTGCTATCTACTTCTGCAAATGAAGCGAAACGCAATTTCTTTTCGAGTTGCGCTTGCATCATAGGCGCTAATACTTCTGGAATGATTTGATTACTTGTTTTAGTAACTCCTTGTGCCATGCTTGTACCTCTTTCTTTGTTTAATTTTGATTAACTAATTTTTCGAATGTCTCACGATCGTTCAAATACAATTCGTTACGTTCAGCGACGCTCATGTTGTCAAACTTTTCTTTCGTTACACCTGAGTCCGGATTACCTCCGCCTTGTGGTGTTTTACCTACAGGCTTAGACGGCGCAAATAAATAAGGTTTAGACTCTTTAAGCGTTTTAATCGCTTCATCTAAACCTTTTACAGTGCCGTCGTCTACTAATTCCAGTTCATCTTTATTGATGAATGCTAGAATGTCGTTAGCGTCATTTGCTTCTTTAGCAACCGCTAACTTAACTGCGTTATTAAGTTGTGTTTCTTTATACTTTGTCTCCCACTCTGAATTTTGATTCTTTAATTCTTCGAGTTCTTTTTGAATCTCGCTATCATCTTTTACAGAGTCTTGCAATTTGACAATTTGTTCATCACGTTTAGAAATCTCTTCTTTCAACTCTTCAATTTCGGTATTCTTGTCGTTCAATCTTGAACGTGGTACCATTCCCGATTTTGATTCGTCAATTGCATCAATTACTTTTTGCTTGTCGATTTCTCCGTCTTTAAATTGTCCTAACAACGTGTATAAATCCATTTAAACTACTCCTTTTTACGAGTTTTACGTGCAACGCCACGAAGAATTTTGGTATAAAAAGAAGCAGTTTAACGACATGCTAAGGTCGAGTAGTAAACTACTTTCTTTTACGTTTATATTTCTCCCACTCACGATAAGTCATTTGTGGTATTACTTCGGTTGTGCCATCATCTTTACGTACTCTCGTTGTACTAGGCAAATCATCTTCATCAATGTAATACATAAGCTTACAACGACAGTTGATGTTTTCTTTTGCACTATTCACACCAACAAACAACTTAGGTGCCTGCCCAACACAACCACTCGACTTGAACGGTTCGTCAATTTTCTTCTTAGCGCCGTCTAGATGCCTGTGTGTGTCTCTTGTGCGTGTATCTTTAGTAGCTTGCCAATACTTATACATCTGTAAGCCGTTCTTTTGAGCTACTAATGCACTATCAAGTCCAGCTTGAGACATCGCTCTGCCCGCTTCTGTACGAGCTACACGCAACGATTGAGCTTTAGACATACCTATATCATCACGGATTGCTTTCGCTATCTTAGAGTAGCCCTCTCCACTCATAATGCCTTGTGTGATATGTAAGCGTATCTTTTTCAGTACTTCATCACGATGCTTCTGTAGTGTCGGTACTAATCGAATGAACTCAATAGGTTGTTCAATAGCTGATGTGATAACTTCTTTGCTAGGAACATCAAATTGCATAGATGTTTGACTCGCCGTCTCATATAAATAAAGGCTCATAAGGAACTTTTCTATATAGGCGTCTTCCTGCGACTTCTGTATCATTTTTGCTACTTGCCTGTAGTCATCAGTCAACATTGTACCTATACGAGTTAACTCCTTATTGAGCCTGTTATATTTATTAAATTCAGTCCATGTAACATACACATCATCATTTTGATATTTCTCAAACATATCTGCGATAATTTGTTTTATCTCTTTAAGTCGATTAGCAAATAGTTGTTCTATAGGCTTCTCAGCTTTAGTTATTAGACTGTCGATATACTCATCAATATCATTCTGATTCTTTATCGTTAGATCTTTCTTGTTGTTGGGCACCGTCAGCACCTCCGTCATCTAAATTAGGCAGTTGCTTGTTGTACTCCATTTGTTCTTGTTCTATTCGTTCAAGTTCTGCTTTGTAATCATCAACAAGCGGAGAACTCTTCACAAGTGTTTCTCTAGATAAATATTGAGATTGCACGATGATTTGTGATTGTTCAGCATCATTCATCATTCTGTTAAAGTTAAACGATATCTCGACGTCTTTAACGTCCATCTTCAAGTTATTAAAGTCTATGATAAAGCTAATTAACTCTTGAATCGCTACAGTCGCTTTATTCTTAAGTTTGTTTGCTTTCAAATCTAAGTTGCCATATAAGAATTTTAGTGCGATACCACTTGGAGCTGAGCCGAATTTATCAGTTTGGAAGTCAACACCTTGCCCAAACTCCATAATATAAGCTCTCATTAGGTCGATGTATTCTTTGGTGCTCGAGACCGGTACTTCAACTTGTATAGTCTCTACACCACCGTCTCCATCAACATTGATAGCTTTATAGTACTTAAGTCCACGCATAAATTCTTCTAAGTCTTGACCCTCATAGCCTTTTAAGATATAGATAAGTTCAACCGATTCATCAAACATGTTTTGTGCGTCAGATAATCTTTTATCAATGGCATCAATTAATGATTTGTACATCCATATGTCTGATACTTCTTCTGGATTGTTCTTAAATGCTATAAACGGCACTCTACCCCAATTACCATTACTGAAATGTGGTTGAACGTGATTAGCACCATAATAATAATCTGGTATTAATCCGCCGTTCTCTAATACATAATAAGTAACAGTAGCATCAGTCCAAAACTCCACTTTTTCCTCATTATTAAACTTGTAATAACGAATGAAAGACTTTAACTCTTCTCTTTCTTTATCAACCCAAATCGGTATAGCTTGTTCAGCTGGAACACGGAATAGTTTCATTTCTCCGTTTTCATTAATGTAAACTTGTAGCCAGTCGATACCCTTATTACTTGTAGCAGTCAAGATATCTATCAACTTATTATCCCAACGAGTATCTAGTACATCGTGAATTACTTTTAAAACATTCTCGTCTTCACATGAATATGTTACTGGTTTACTAGCAACATAACTGACTTTTTGGTCGACGAGGTTTTGATGAAAGTTGGTAGTAATGCGCCAATCCGGCTTGTCGTAATCGATATTGCCGTGCACATCTACTTTCTTCATTTGCTTAACGATGTCGTTATCTTTGTCGTAATACCTTTGTCCAACTGTAATTTTATCTAATTGTTTTCTATGATCATCAATTAATCTGACAATCATTTCTTCTTGTGTTTCGAATTGCGGTTTTAACTGTTCGACGACTTCCTCGCCGTATGGTTTATCCCATGGCATACGAATAATGTTAAACACCTACCTCAATATACTTAGTTTGTTTTGCCTCATATCACGTTCTAATGCGTATCTTGTTGCGTCTATAGTGTGATTGTCTTTGTCTTCTAATTTAGGCTTAACATTGCCGTCTTTGTCCGTCTCATAGTCTATATTCTCAAACTCTCTAGCAATGTTTGGTGTGCGTCTTGGGTCAATTACAATAGCTTCTAAATCATCAAGCCATTGTTCTCCGAATTCCACACTGTCAGCGCCTTTTTTAACACCTTTAATCTTTTTGATTCCGTGTTCTTGTTTTAATTCAGCTATTGATTTAGGTTCAGCACTATCAGCAAATACCTCATCGCTTTGGTAACCTTTCTTTTTAAGCCAATTAGCAAACTCACGGTTACTTATCTGCACACCGTAATACTCGTCCATTGCATAAATAACACGTTTCTTTTTATCATAATGCCAGCGTACAAAAGCTAATGGATCAGTAGCATAACCAAAATCGACCGCATTTCTTATGTTGTCGAATGTGTCATATTGTCTTTGCGGTATTTCTTCTATTCTTAAATTATTAAACGGCACAACACCACTCCCTATCGCTTCGCCCATATATTCCCATCGATAACGTTGTTCATTACGCTTTTTAGCACTCTCAGCCTCTTGTATAAACTGTTTTGATATAAACGGGTTATTCAAGTATGTAGAATGATGCACGTATGTGTTATCAGCTTGGAATGAGCTTTCATATTTTTTATTAACCCACGATTGCTTTCGTTTAGGTGGGTTGTAACTAAAGAAAAACTTATAAAATAATCCCTCGTCTAATTCTCCACGTAATAATGAGTTGGTAATCGTTGTGACTTCATCTTCTGTTTTGAATTCTGCCAACTCTTCTATCCACGCAATAGAAAAAGGGAACCTACTATCTTTTAACGACTTCAATCGCTCAGGGTTCTGTGCCCCTCTAAAGATAATACGGTTCCCTCTAGGTATATAAGTTATTTCCATTGGCGACACTTTAACTTTGAATAAGTGTGACACCTTTTGCTCTTCAATTGCCCACTTGATTTGTTCAAACACTGATGTAGCTAATGTGTTATTTGTCTTACGTATAACAACCGCATTCATCGGATAACGCATAATAAGTTGTGTAATGATGATTGATATATCTGATGACTTACCTGAGCCACGCCCACCCTTTGCAACGACATTAAGTACTTCTTTGTCCTTTGTCACTTTCCACAATGGGTGGAAGTGTTTAGGTAGCAAGTCAGATAAGTTAATCGATATCGTCATTAAACGTCACCGCACTCTGCATTGTTATTTCTTGTTTGTCGACAGGATTATAACCTGTACGATCTAAAATATCTTTAGAAGCTTGGAACCTCACAAGCTCACTCTTAGCGTCCAATAAATTAATCATTGTTTGTAGAGCTTTGGGTACTTGTTTTTGCAAGTGCTCAGCTTGATATCCTTTAAACCCTTCTCTAAATTTATCGTTAGCTTTCCACCTTGATATAGTAGCGCGGTTCACGTCAATTTGCTCTGCGATATCCATATCTTTTGCGCCCGTATCTGTCTTTATCTGTATATAAGCTTGTTGTTTCTTCGTTAGTTCTAAATACGCGCCAAATGTTGCGTTATTTTGCATATTACTCATCGTATAATACCACCCACTTCATGTTAATTACTCTAGTTATTTTAAATATAAAAAAATGCCCCTACATCTTGTGCAGGAGCTACGTTCAATAAATGTGAAAGGAGGAAAATAGTTATGACTCAAAATGCAAGAATTAAACTACCCACCATATAGGCAGGTAGTAAGTGATTAATAGCGTAACATATCAACTTTTATATGTTTGTCACTTCTCAATCACATCGATGAGAACATCTAATGTGGCTATTACCCCACGTGTTAAGATAATTCTTACAAATCAATTATATAAAATTAATTCACAGTTTAAAAATAGTGTCATTTTCGTCATTTCTGTCATTTTCGTCATTTTCGTCACTGTAGTAGATAAATCTTTTCTGCCAATTCATCGCGTCGTGCTAAGAAGTTGTTCCTGTTCAATTTAGAGTTAGGCATCTTCTTGATAATTGCATCCCTGTTATAACCTTTCTTCAACAACTCTAAGAAGCAAAAGTCAACGTGTCCTAATCTCTGTTGTGATTGATTTATAAACTCAACTTCTTTTAACATCTGCGCATACCTTTTATTTGCTCTCTCAAGCCTCACAACAACATCTTCAACTTTGCTTGAGTTTTCCCCTTGCGGTTTCGGTAATGTTGCTTGTATGCCATACTGTGCAATCGAGTTGCTATCATATTCCGGTATTACATCGGCCAACACATTACACTTCATTTTATGTGTGCCTATCATATTAACAATTGACTCTTTGCTATACATCTATTCCGACACCTCCGCCCTCATCAAATCATACTGATCACTCAACTTTGCAAAGTCACTCGGCGCCTCTACATCATCATTAGCCGTCATCATAATATACACTTGCTCAGTTACACACTTACCTAGCTCATACATTGCTAGTAAGAATAATAGTCTCAAAATTTCTTTAACCACCACTAAACACCCCATGTTAATTTATCGATAATTTGTATAGCTTGTTTTAATGCGTCTCTTTTTTCTTCGATATCTCTATTATCGCCATCTTCATCAGCTGGCATTAACTCACTGTCATATTCATATAATAGTTCTGATATTTCATTACTAGCTACTACTAATAAGTTTTCATCTACATCAATCGTTACCGTTTTCTTTGGCATCTCCATCTCTCCTTATCTTAACTTGCGCCTCGTACTTCTCTTTCGCTTCTTCTTTACTCTCTGCCTCAACAACTGTAAACGTCTGATTATCTCTAGCAGTAGTAAAATGTTCATGTGGTTGTCCTGTTGAATCTTTGAATGTTGTGACTAAGTATTGTGTCATTCCTCATAGCTCCCTTGAACTTGTTTGAGCTTACTCATAAAAAACATTACTAAAAATGCTATTAAGATATGCGTCTTTTGATGTTTATAAGCAAATGTAGATATCATAAAGATAGTAGCAAGCATTAACATTTCATATATGTTTGTGTGTATAGTCTTTTTACTCTTAAGAAAAATAATTGCTATGCGATAAAAGAGATAAACGCCAAACCCTATTAAAAATATTTCTAACATGTCGCTCACTTCCCCAAAACCTCCTTGACTCGATCTAAGATGTCTTTACACGTATCCTTTTCCTGCGTCTGCTGTTCCATCTTGTCTTTCGTGGTTCCTTTTCATTTTCTTTTTGTATGCGTCAATGAGTTGGTCGATAGAATATAAGTTGTAAGCTATGTCTATCACTATAACAATTGCTTGTTGGTCGGGATAAAATTCTTTGAATATTATCTGTGGTGTACTAACAACTGCGTCTTGAGCAAATTCTTTATCTTTAAAATTAAACATTTTGTGAAATTCTGTATCTTTAAAACTTGATTCAATCGCTTCTTTTATCTCTTCTGATGACACTCCTACTTGATTCGCAATACTCAATCCAAACGCCAACATGTCAGCTAATTCATCAAGTTGTACGTCTAACGGCTTACCTGGTTTCTTCTTCCAGTTCTTAAACGTTTCCAATGTATTAAACCATTCAAAGAATTCAACTACATATGCTATTTTGCTATCTCGTAAGTTCAGCGTTGGTATTCTATCGTCGAACTCCTTTTGTATTTGTAATAACTCTTGTAATTGATCAATTGTTAATGTGTTATTCATTTTCCTGTGCCTCCTCTACATTAATTTCATATTCATCATAATTAAATGATGCTTCAAATATCGCAATAAAATCCGCCTCAATTTCTGCTTCTTCTAAACTTTCAGCCTCGATAGTCTCTTCAATCATGCCAGCGTATGTGATTTGGACATTAAATTTCTTCATTTTCCTGCTCCTCCTCATATTTATAGACCACTTGACCCGTCATAATCCCTACTGCCTCATCAAGACCAATATCTTCTTTGAGTGCATCTTGCATAGCGTTAGGTAAACCCTCAAGTATTTCATCAAATGCTCGCGCTTTCTTATACACGTCCTCAACCTCTTTTAGTAATCCCTCTGTGTCATTACCGTTATACGCACTAGCACTAATAACGGACTGTTCGATTTTTTCGCGATTATTCATTTGTGTCATCCTCCATAAAAATTTTATTGTTTAATTCCATTCCGAATTTAACTCTTTCATCATCGTTACCGAATTCGTTTATTAAATCTTTTTCAACGCTCTTGCAATACCTATCCCATGCGCTTGCTTTCTTCTCCAGTTCTTTGTTACAATCTCGTAACTTCGCTATATCCCCAATAAGCTCATCTCGTTGCTTCTTGTACTCTTCACGATCTTTTAATGCTTTGTGAAGTTTATCTAATAACTTGTTAAAGTTAGTACAAAGATTTTTATATTGTTCATCTGATAAGGTGAACGTCATCTCATAACCTCCAATAGCATCTCATTTTCAAAAATATTTCCAACAATTTCAATAATATCGTCATTTTCACTTAGTAATTCAGTTACATTGCTAAAAGTTATATAAAAGGCTCCTTCTTTAAACTCGATAAAACTTACTTCTCTCGAATAACAATCTTGAACAATATCCCCTTCATAAATCTCCACACCGTGCACATCTTTAAATCCTGTGTATTGTAATAGTTTTACTTCATTGAAACTTTTATAACCTGTTGAAATCAAAATGTACCCACTATTAAAATCGATTTCGTCAATAATACTCATAACTTTTTTATCTTTATCCCAAGCTTTAAATTTCAACATCATACTACCAACTCCCCATCTTTCCAGATTAACGTCATAGTTAGGTCGTCGTTTAAGATATAGTATGCTTTAGGGGAATAAAGCAAAGAACGCTTAATCGAATAGTCATTGTAAACGGACATTTTTCCGTCTTTGTACATTTTTACTAACTTCGGTATTACAGTTTCTTCCGTGATTTCCTCTTCATATTCGACTTCAAAAGTGTCATCGGCTGATATATATTCTCTTAAGATGCACTTTCTTCCGTCGTAAAGATGGAAATACACATATGTTTCATTACTCTTGCCTTGCGCATAAAATTTCTCTCCTCTTACTAATTCAGGGTTCTCCCATGCCCACTTAATTAATTCATCTAATGTCATTTCTTTTTTAAATTTGATTTTCATTTTTATATCTCCTCTAAAATAAAGTTAGTTGCTTCTGTTCCTCGTATTCCAAACCATGTTGCTTTATATATGTTTCAAGCTCTTCAGCTGTATCAAATGTCTTTTTCACGCCTTGCCAACCTGGTACGATATGCCCATGAAAGTAATAAGTGCCGTTTACTACATGAGTATGAGCCACTCGCTCGTTATCCTGATACAGATATCTCTTAGATCTGAAAAATTGGTTTAAGTATTCTTTGCGTGCGTTATCGGTTTTAGGCATTTATACTTCCTGCCACTTCTTGAACATTTGGTTATAAGTATTATCAAACCAGTACGGATCACGTGAATGTTTCTGTGGTACATTAAACAAATGTGGCTTCTTTCTTCTTAGCTCAGCCTCTTTACGTCGTTGCCTAGCTATTTCACGTTCTCTAGCCTCTCGTTGCATAATTCTGGCTAACACGATTTCTTTATACTCAGCTAAGCGCATACCATAAGGTGCATGTAAGGCTTCTAACAACGCCCAGCCACCTCGTACTCTTTTCGCAACCATTCCTGGAGTTAAACCGTTCTTTTTTATCAATTCATTTTCATGTTCGGTAAATTTATATGGTTTACCGTTAATCTTTACGATACTCATTTATTCCACCTCTATATATGCATGTCTTATTGTTATGTTGTCATACTTTAGTAATTCATCCGGATTGTCATCTAAGCGCTTTGCTAGCATATCTTTTTCATCATCCACATCATCGAAATGATGATATTCAACTTCTGTAGGTATTCTTATATCAATCGTTGCATTTATATATGCTTGTTGTTGCATTAAATCACTTCATTTCTCTTTTTCTTTTACGTCTGACTTTCACTAAGTCCTCATATACCATCCATTCTTGACCTGTGTATTTAGGCGCTTTACATATCCACGTTAAATTCACATCTCTATACTGATATCTGAATATCTTCGCTTTGATGTTGGCAACTTCAGTCGCCTTACCTTTAACGTCTATAACTTCAACCAGTTTCCCTTCCTTCCACAAAGAGAAATCGGCTATATACGTAATCGATCTTTGTTTCCCGAATTTAGGTTGTAATTCAAATTTCGGTTGTATTTCGATACGATCATAGTTAGTGCCATTCATATTACTTTCTAAATATTGGTAATATTCGCACTCTACTTTGCTATCAAATACAATTCCTTTGTACTCAACTTTCTTAGCGTTGTATTTACTCATTGTGCCACCTCTAAATATCAAATATCGTTGCCTGCAAACCTAACTGATGCTCATATAAAAGCCCGTGAGCGCCTTTAAATCGTTTTAGGTCACTATCAGTCATAATTTTCTTTTCGTCGCTGAAATGAGCTCCTGTGAGCGAATAAACTTCATTTACGTTGTCTTTATACTTGATGACCTTAATATCTTCCTTGCCATCTTCTCGGTATAAGTAATATTTTTCTTTCGGCATTTTTAACACTCCTTAATGTGTGTTTTCTTCCAGTTGATTTCATTTATGATCTTCTCTTCAACTTTGTCATAATCATCAAAAGGAGATAACTCGTTATTTTCTAACAATCTGTTAACTGCCCAACCAGTTTCTATATAGACATTTGCTACAATCGGGTCGTTTTGCTTTGTCTCTTCATACATCGATTTCAATAAGCTTTTGAATTGCATGATGTTCATGTGAAAAACCTCTGCGTCTTCTTGTAATACTCAAATTCAATTATTCCAGTTTCGCCGTCTTTGTTTTTAGCAATATTACATTCCACAATCGATTTACCTGTGATACTGTCATCTTCGTCACGGTTATAATAATCATCACGGTAAAGTAGCATTGCTAAACTCGCATCTGCTTCTATTCCACCTGATTCTTTCATGTCCGATAGCATTGGTCGTTTATCCTGTCTAGACTCGACACCACGATTCAGTTGTGAAAGTAGTACGATGATTGCGCCTGTCTCGTTAGCGATTATCTTTAAGTCACGTGATATCTTTTCTACTGCTACACGTCTATCAACTTTCGCATCAGTATCCATCAGTTGAAGATAATCTATAAAAATAACTTGTTGCCTGTCTGAATGCCTCATTGCTTGTGCTCGCACATCTTGCGGTGTGATATTACTTTTATCAGAAATATCGATGCCTAATTTCATGATTTTATCCATCGCATTTGTTAACTTTGTTAAGTCATCCGGCGTTAAGTTTCTAATTTCTTTTATTTTGGTTAACTCAATACCAGTAATTGTTGATAACATACGTTTCAATACTGATGTGCCAGTTGTTTCGAGACTAAAGAAAGATGTTTTGTATCCATTTTGCGCTATGTTCAACATCATGTTTAATGCAAAACCTGTTTTACCTACTGAGGGACGCGCTGCGATGACGATTAATTGTGATGGCTCCAATCCCCCTATTTTGTAATCCATGAGCTTGTAACCTGTCTTAATTTGCTTCTTAGGGCTATCGCTGTATAACTCTTCGACAAACTCCTCAACAAACTTCTTGGTTCCGTCTTCTTTTCTGTTAGTAATTGTTTTTAAATCCTTGAGTTCATCAATCAAGTTATTAAAATTTTGGTTCGTAGGTTGTTGTTTGAACTCAGTTACCAATTCTTTCGCTTTGTTGATTTGATAACTTTCCAATAATTCTTGTTGATAACGTTCAAAGAAGCCGTATCCAATGAAATCCGAGTTGTAAAGTTTAGTTATAGTATCTGCATCTAAAAACTCTTTATCTTTAGTTGCTTTTAAATAGATTTCTTGATGATCTATCTTTCCGACGTCCATTACATAATTGAAAAAGGTTTTAAACTTTTCGTTCGTAAACATGTAATCTTTAACTCTTATCTTTTCTAGTACGTCCGGTTGTTTAAGTAGCGTAGCGATTATTGTACTTTCAATTTCGAATTGCCCATAATTCATTCGTTATCGCCCCCAAATTCTGCCAACTTATTCATGAAATTATCTAGCGCTATTTTTCTTTGTCTGACATATTCGGGGTCATTCTGCATTTTCCATTGGTGTGTAGCGGTTTCGTTGTCTACCGGATCGATAGATACTTTTTTAGGTGCCTTACGCATGATTGCTGGTAAGTTAGGCGGGTATGGGTTGTTACTGTTGATATATCCATCTACCGCTTTTATAGTTGGTTGATAATCTCCGTTTTGACTCAATACGTCAATCCACGTTTCTAACTTTGGTTTATCAAAATCAATGTTATAGACGTACCTAACCTTTTTAATAATTTCTAATGCTTGGGTTTTGCTCATCGGCATTAGTCATCACTCAATTCTTTTTCCATTTGTGCAATGACATCATCAGTAGTTTCTTTTTTAGAGTTACGAGGTTTCAATTTGTTTTCAGCACTTTCTTTATCTGAAACGCCTTCTTTATTCCAGTTCTTTAATACAGTTAGTAAGTAATTCAGACCTTTGTTGTTTTCTTTGCAGTAATCGGTAGCGACTTTTACTATTTCGAACTGATCTTGCTTAAACGATTTAATTTCGTGTTCTAACTGTTCTGCTTTTAAAGGGTTTTGTATAATTTCTAAATTGGTACTAATATACTTAAATGACTTTGAGACGTCGTCTGTCTCTCTATGTTTGTTAGTCTCTGTGTAGTCTATGGTATTGGTCGGGTCATTTTGTCCTCTTGCATCGTGCCAATTTGTCCTCATCGTCGGGCCATTTTGTCCCGATGGTCGTGCCACTAGTTTGTTTAATGTTTCATAATTGATTGAATACCATTTTGTACGGTCAAATCCAGCCTTGTTGTAGTTACCTACATGCAATAAATTTTGTTTTTCTAAACTCCCAAATGTCCTTTTTATAGTTCTCTCGCTCCAAAACGGAAATTGTTTTTGCCATTCTGGATAAGAATTGAATATCCAAGTTTTACCATCGTATTTATGTTTTGAGTTGTTTAACCAATAATGAATTTGTTGCAATACTATTGCTTCGTTTAATCCTATTAATTCAGCTAATTTCGGTAATACTTGTATCGGATAGTCATCTATTAGTAACTTATTCATTTTTCTCTCCTTTCAGCATTTTGTTGAGCCTCTCATCAACTTTTATCCACGAGTCATGCAAGTGATATTTATCATCAAACGACTTAACGCCAATCGCATGTTGCTCGTTATGATGTTCGCGACATAGCGCTAATACATGTTTGTCATAGTGATTCATCTTGTTTCTGTTCATGCCTCTGCCGACTGCTTCATAATGTGCTAGGTCAGCGTGTGGCTTTCCGCATATTACACAGTTGCGGTTGATTGTAGCCCAATATAATAGTGCTTTATCTTCGCTTAACAACTTGCTTGTTTCTATGCTCATAGGTATTTGATGATGAAACATAAACGCTATAATCAGTTCTATTAACTCCCTCGCAACTTTCATTGAACAGTCGCGCAGACTGATTTCCTCATAACCTTTTTCAATTTCCAATTCTGTTTGTAATAATTTTCTAGTTGATTCCACTGGTTCGCCCCAGTGAAGTTCTATATCTCTACACATTGCGAATATTTTTTTGCGTTGTTCTATAGATAGTTTTTTATTGTCCGGAACCTCTACTTCTGCTTTTAGTGGATATCCGTTTTCTAGCAAATCAATGTGACTTTGTTCAAGTTCAACACCAGTAGCAACGACGGAATAAGTACCGTCATTGTCTTTCTGGTATCTTGTAATGTATTGCATTTAAACCACGTCCTAGAACGGTAAATCATCATCATTGATTTCTATTGGACCATTAGCATTAGCGAATGGGTTTGATTGTTGACTCATTGGCGTCTGTTTCCCATTTGCTTGCTGTTCTCTTTGTTTCATCTCGTCAGTTTTAGGTTCTGGTTTATTAACTACTTCATCGTCTTTATTCCAAACTTTTACATACGAGAGTCTTACAAAGTATTTACCTTGTTCCTCGTTAAATTTATTTTTAAGTACAATAGTTCCGATTTTGTTAATTAATTGATCTGTGTCAAAAGTTAAATCTGGTAAGTTCAATTTAATTCCTAATCTACTAAGTAACTCGATATATTGTTTTTCTTGATAATCTTGTTGGAATGGTGGGACGAATTGGTTGTGTTTGTATTGTTTACCTTCGTTGTTTTCAAAAATAATTGTGAAGTATCTGTTTTCACTGTCGTTAAACTCGACATTTGCAACTTTCGCTGTAAATTCTCCAGCTCCTAAAAAGTCCCCGCCTTTCATGAATGCCTCTTGATTAGTTTCTTGAATGTATTGTGTTCTACCAGCGATTTTCATAATTTTTATACCGTCCTTTTAATTAATTTTTAGTTTCCATTTCTAATTGCTTCTACTACGTCCGTAATGCTAGGATTTGCAAATTTCTTATTGTTAATTGTTATTGAAGGTGAATGTCTAATCTTTGTTTCAAACGTATTAGAAGGTTCAGCGTTTAGAATATATCTAGCTTTCTTTTCTCCGTTATCATCAAATTCTTCAATCATTGCCCTAGCTAACACATCACTTTGAGAAGTAATAGCTTTTTTAATTTGTTCTTGCGCTTCAATAGTGATAGTAGGGTTGATAGTGCTACCTTCATCATCTTTATCTTTATTGATACCTTCATGACCTGTAATAACAAAGTGGAATTTGTATTCTTCTTGAAGTTTTCCTATTAATCTGTACATACTGACAATTCGTTCAGCAACTTCTCCCCAATCATTAAACGTTGGTTTTTTAGACTTATTTTTCATCACATCATTCAATGTCATATCTCTAAGTTTTTGAATAGTTTCAATAACTACAACATTGATTTCTTGTCCGTTTTCTCTCATCTCCTGTAAAATTTGAGGTAAAAAATTTACAACATAAACAAAGTGTTGATAGTTCTCGATTTCTACGTCTGATCCTTCATCAGTAACCGTTGTTCCACCTTCGTTAATGTCAATGACGAAAGCGTCTTTATCTCTTGTAGCAAACGTGGTTTTTCCTGAGCCAATTTTTCCGTATACTGCAAATTTATAGAATTTCCTTTTATTTTTCTCAGCGATATTATTTATCTTTAGTTTTTTGAGTATGCTTACTTTTTCTTGTGGTTCTTGTTTTTCCTCAGTCATGTTCTACCTCCTCATACTCAATTGTTTCTGTCACTGTTTTCTTGATTGCTTTGTGCTTAGACATATCAATAACAGTTTTGTCTAGTCCGTCGAATTCTCTTGCGTCTCGCATATCAGTTGAATACTTCACTGTGTCGTTCACTTCGGTTGGTCGGTTTGTAATAAATAGATTTTCATCTTTATGCTTGATTAGATAAGTTACAGTCTGCTTCATAGCGACCTCCTACCATCTCATGACTAAGTTAATTAGTCTGTCCTGTTCGTCTGTGTTCTCTTCAATCCATTCATCTATTGCTTGGTTGAATAATTCTGATGCCATATCTAAGTCATTCTCATCTACGACATAAGCATGTTTAATTGGTACGTTGTTCATATCTTTAACTTGTATTGATATGCCCATATGACCTTTTAAAATGAATAGCTTAAAATCGAATCCGTTAACATGAATATTTTTGCGTACGATTTCGCCTATTTCGTAATACATCTTGACTTCCTCCGTTTTTCGTTTTATATTGAAAATATATTTATTTATTTCTTTATTAGATATGTTTGATACTGTTACTCATTGCTCTGAGTAGCAGTTTTTTTATTCTTCATAAAAGTATTCTTTATAAAATATGAAAGTTGCGATACTTGCGAATCCCGCAATCGACCATGCAGTGGTGAAGTATAGAAACGGCATAAGTACAATTGCCAATACTGTGAAGCATAATACTGCTAATAGGTAGCTTTTATAAGTTTTACTCATTTTCTTTTTTCTCCTCTTTGGTTGTTTCATCGTTTATCAAACCTTGCATTTCCATTAATTTTTGAGGTATACCAGCTTTTAACTGGATTTCGTATAACATTTGTTGAATGTGTGGTGGCATTTCTACCATTCCTTTCGTGTATAATATTGTTATCTCCTAGTGAAAGGAGGTGACTAACATGTCATATAGTGAATATGAACAGCTTTACTATAAAATCGTTAATGAAGCAGATGAACTTTACGGTGGTCAAAGCGAACATTTCAAGAAGAACCTTCAAAAACTCACAGAGAATGCTGATAAAGGTGTTTCCAGCGAAAAGATTTACTCTACCGCTTTACATGAATCACTTGAGTACCAACGAAACTTCATCTTCTTAGAATTAGGTAAGATTCTCTTTAGTGAAGTCGGAAAAAGCCTTAAGTAGTTTGATTCCTGAATCAGGATCACTGTATCGCTCAATCGTTTCTGCTGTAGACTCATTACTAAAATCATTTCGATTGATTACAGGCTTTCTCGTATTTCGTTCAATCTTCCAAACCTTCCACGTCACAACTGCCATTGTGATGAGGAGGGTTGTTTTATATAGTGTGTTCATTGATAATTCCTCCTTTTAAGATGTTTGTTTTTCTCCTAAAAACTTATTAACAAAGTATTGTTGTCCTTTGCCTGTTACTTTTGGCGTCTTACTAATTGATGTGTGACCGTCCGAATGTGTGATTGATGTTTCTTTAATTTCGAATAACTCACGTTCCATTGAATACTGTGTAGGCATGTTATAATCCACACCCTTGCGTTTAATAAGGAATCCGTTTTGACGTAACCACTCAAACAATCTGCGTTGCCCGATGTTTATACCGTTTTGTTTAATGATCTTTGCTAACTCTCCAACTAAAATTGATGTCTTAGTAGTAGCTACTGCATCTGCAAATACAATTTTTGGTTTATCACGTTCAATCTTTGTTTCTAATTGATTGATTGTGTTGTTAGCAATTTTTAAAGCACGTTGCATAATCATTTCTGGGCTGTTCCATGCTTTTTCAACTTGGATGAAATATTGTCTTGCACGTTTACCGGGTTCACTACGTTGAATCATTGCGATTTCTTTTGCAGTGTCTAGTGTGAGTGCGTGGTCAATATAGTGAGTCATATTGCCTTGAGCTGTTGCTCTTTTTTGAGCGATAGCTGTGTAATCTGTATTTTCTTCAAATCCGTATTTAAGCATTCTTGGAAACCAATCTTTATATGCCGTCTTAACTTCTAATGCTTGATGAAGTTCTCGACCGCTGATTGCGATTTCTCCATTTTCTTTTTCTTGTATGTTGAACATTTCGCCGATGTTCGATTTTGTTTGTAATGCTTGCATAATGTTTATGCTCCTTTCGTGTATAATTTATTTATCGCTACTGCGATGGTGGGTGGTGATAAGATTGAAAACTAACTATAACTTTAGTATCAATGTTAGAAATGCCGGTAAGTTTGAAGAAACACCATGTGAATTTGTAGATGGTAGCAAAGGTGTTCGATTAGCTTACGAAAATGGTTTGGTCGTAACAATCCACGTTGACGGCAATAATATTGATATACGTTCAAGTCACCTATTAATTTTGGTTGATGAAAACCCTTTAACTTTTGATGTTGATATGAATACAAAAAATCCTAAATAATTTTTTTACCATCAACAGTTAAAGACAATGTATTTTTATTTTGGAGATGTAAGAGGTCTATTGTCGTTAGTAATTCCTCTTCGCTCCATTTTTCTTTTTCTGCTAGTTCGATGATTTTTACTGCTATTTCATGAATCTTTTTTAATTCTTGCATTTCAGTTTCCTCCTATTAAATCGTTTGTTTTTCTTCGACTAAAACGTATTTAAAATACGATTCTTCTTTTAAAAAAATAATCTCATCAATAGAGATATCTAATGTCTTAGCAATTCTAAAAGCATCTCTAGGTTTAATCATTTCTGGGTTGTTTTCCCAAATGTTATAAGTAGACGGTGAAATGCCAAGTTTTTCTGCGAAAGATGACTGGGTGTAACCTTTTCGTTTTCGCCATTCATCTAATTTCAAACTATGTTTGATGTAGTTCATTTTTTTACCTCCTTGTTAAGTTCTGACTAAAGTATATCGTAATTTAAATACGATTGCAAGTATTTTTCGTAATTATTTTTCAAAATTGCGTATTTTTATTTTGTTAAATCGTATTTTAAGGGTTGCAATTACGATTTTTCATAGTATAATAAAAGTGTAAAAACATTATATATAAGGAAGGAAAACAAAATGGCTTTCAAAAATTCCATAAAAGAAATCAGATTGAACAATAGATTGTCTAAAGTTGAGATGGCTAGAAAATTAGATGTTTCCGAAGGTACTATAAGAATGTGGGAAAGTGGAAGAACTGAACCTAGAATGGGTATGGTCGAAAAAATTTCAAGTTTGTTCAATGTTTCTAAAGGTTATCTCTTAGGAGAAATTGAAGAAATTGTTTTACCAGAATTTGATAGCGAAATCGAGGTTCCATATTTCGGTAAAGTTTCTGCTGGAAATTTCGAGGAAGTTGCAATTGATAATGAAAAATTAAAAGTTCCACCATTTGCTTTTAACGGTCGTAAACCTAGCGAATGTATAGCACTAAAAATAAACGGAGATAGCATGAATAAAATACTTGCTAACGGTTCTTATATAATTGTCCATGATTATAGAAAGTCTTGTGATCATAAACTTAACAGCAATGACATCCTTGTATTACGTCTAGGTGGTGAATATACAGTTAAGCGTGTGAGACGTACTGAAACAAAACTACATTTAGACCCAGTAAGCTATTCAGACGAATTTAAAACTAATTCTTACGATTTAGATTCTATTGATGAAATCGAAGTGATAGGCAAAGTTATTTATAACTATCGAATTTTTGATTAATAGCGCCTATATGGCGCTTTAATATAAAAAAGCAAGCAAAGGAGAAATAAAAAAATGGCAGGAGATAAATTAACTTTCAAAGAAATTCTGACAGAAACAAAAATGTTCAGTAAATTAAGTAATAGAAAAATAGACATGTATAAAAAAATGACAACGGATGAAAAAAGGAAAATATTAAAAGATTTCAAAGAAGGAAAAGAACTTGATATTCAACTTTATAAGTCTGAAAACTTCAAAAAGAATAATGAAACATTCGAATCAAAAACAACTAAAAACTTAAATAGTCAAGGTATTAAAGAAGCTACCGACGTTACATCTTATGCATATCAAAAGCAAAATATAAACCCTACACTATTGAAAGTCTACAACGGTTTAGGTACATTCACAACAAACGTAGATAAACAAGCTAAATTCGTATTCTATGATACACAACTTAAACAAAACTTTGTCTCTGTAGCTCAACGAGACGAACTAATAAAGCAAAATAATAGAATTATCGAGCAAAACAATGAAATCATAGATTTATTAAAACAAATAGCAAATAAAGGAGTGTAAAACATGAAAAGATTATTATATTTAATTTTAGTTAGTACGTTAGTGTTAGGTGCATGTGGTAGCAACGACGGCGATAAGAAGGAGGAAAGCAAGAAAACTGAAACGAAGAAAGATAACAAAGATAAAAAGAAAGAAACTAAAGAAAAAGCAGAAGCGAAAAAAGAAAATGCTAATCAAAACGATAACAATAATCAAGTAAACAACGAGAACAACACAAACGTTAACAACGATCAACAAACCAATAACACATCTAAGCAACAGGTACAGAAGAATCTTCCAGCTACCAATAATGGACAACAAGCACAACCACGCGACCCAAACGAACCTAGTTACGAAGAATATTTAAATGCTAAAAGAGCCACTGAAGAAATAGAAAATAATCCAGACAAAAACCAACATGCTGGAGGTGGTCCAGGAATGTCGTTAACACACCCTAATCAGTCATATGATAGTTTTAGAAAAGAAGTAGGAAAAGCAAGAAGCGAAGCAATAGTTGTTCAACAATAAAATTTCGGGTAGCCCGCCTACCCTTATTATTTTTTGCCAATTTTGAGGAGGGAGCATATGAAAGTAGCAATTTATACCAGAGTAAGTACGCTTGAACAAAAAGAAAAAGGACACTCTATTGAAGAACAAGAAAGAAAATTAAGAGCTTACAGCGACATAAACGACTGGAAAATTCATAAAGTATATACTGACGCTGGATACTCCGGAGCTAAAAAAGACAGACCCGCTTTACAAGAAATGTTGAATGAAATAGATAATTTTGATTTGGTTTTAGTCTATAAACTAGATCGATTAACTCGAAGTGTTAAAGACTTACTAGAGATACTAGAATTGTTTGAGAATAAAAACGTGTTATTTAGGAGCGCAACAGAAGTATATGACACAACTTCTGCTATGGGACGTTTGTTCGTAACATTAGTAGGTGCTATGGCAGAGTGGGAGCGTACTACAATTCAAGAGCGTACTGCAATGGGTCGACGTGCATCAGCTAGAAAAGGGTTAGCTAAAACTGTCCCCCCTTTCTATTACGACAGAGTAAACGATAAATTTGTGCCTAATGAATATAAAAAAGTATTACGATTTGCAGTAGAAGAAGCGAAAAAAGGTACTAGTTTAAGAAAAATAACTATAAAATTGAACAACTCTAAATACAAAGCACCCTTAGGTAAAAACTGGCACAGATCAGTTATACGAAATGCTCTAATGAGTCCGGTAGCTAGAGGTCATCTTGTTTTCGGTGACATATTCGTCGAAAACACCCACGAAGCTATTATAAGTGAAGAAGAATACGAAGAAATAAAATTAAGGATAAGTGAAAAAACTAACTCTACAATCGTAAAACATAACGCTATTTTCAGAAGTAAACTATTATGTCCAAACTGTAACCAGAAATTGACTTTAAACACAGTCAAGCATACGCCTAAAAATAAAGAAGTTTGGTATTCTAAACTATACTTTTGTTCTAACTGCAAAAATACTAAAAATAAAAATGCATGTAACATCGACGAAGGCGAGGTTTTAAAACAATTTTACAATTATCTAAAACAATTTGATTTAACATCATATAAAATCGAAAACCAACCTAAAGAAATAGAAGATGTCGGCATCGATATTGAAAAGTTGCGAAAAGAACGCGCTAGATGTCAAACACTTTTTATAGAAGGTATGATGGATAAGGATGAAGCTTTTCCAATAATAAGTCGTATTGACAAAGAAATACATGAGTATGAAAAGCGCAAGGATAATGATAAGGGTAAGACTTTTAACTATGAGAAGATTAAAAATTTCAAGTATTCATTGCTAAACGGCTGGGAATTAATGGAAGATGAGTTAAAAACTGAATTCATAAAGATGGCAATCAAAAACATTCATTTTGAATATGAAAAAGGAATTAAAGGGAAGCGCCAGAACTCATTGAAGATTACGGGTATAGAGTTTTATTAA